GAGTACCGAGCGCCACACAGGTCGCCACATGCGAGCCATCGGTCAGGTGTCCGAGAACGAGCCGACCGCGGTGCCGGCGCTACCGACAGAGCGACGAATCGTGTACGCAGTGCATGGGCCGAGGATGTTCTCGACGGGCAGCATGAGCGAAAGCTGGATCAGCTTGATCGGAGCGCCTGGCGTCTTGTAGTAGAGGTCGAAGAATGCGTCAGCCGGGAGATCGCCGGACGCGACAAAGATGCCGATGTTCGCGCTTGCGCCGGAGGCTATCACGACATCGGAGGATTGCGTGCCGGCCGTAGTGCCGACGGGGGTGATCGTGGTCTGTGCCATCGTAGTCGCCTCGAAAGCGACGGGGCTAGTTTCCCAGCCCCGTCAGGTGGTGGATCAGCCGGCCGGGTTCTCGCCGTTCTTCACCGCCGAGCCCTTGATCGGGCCGGCACCGGGCGGACGCTTGTCGGTCGGCTTTGCCTTCGGTTCCGGCACCTTCTCCGGCTCCGCGAACCACGTCGCATCCTTCAGGCGCGGGTCGTTGAAATCGACCATGAAACGCGCGCCGGCCGGCTGGTAGTGCAGGCCATCGTGACCAGCTTCGAGCGCGACAACCTCGCGGATGTCTGGCTTGACCGGTTCGTTCTTCTTGTCGTCAGACATGACTCAGCCCTCCGTTACTGGACAGTGAAGCCGGACTTGTAGATGCGGTTCGCATCCACTGCCTCGTAAGTGCCGAACGCATCGAACGCGCCAGCGGTAAGCGGGCCTGACGCCACGGTGTAGCGCACGCCAAGGTAGCGGCGATACGGGAAGGACGGCAGGCGCACGCGCACCAGGTTGGTGCCGGCCGTGGCGAAGGCCGCGAACGCGAGCGTGCCGGTGGTGTGCACCACCTGCGCATTCGTGGTCAGGCCGGCGTCGTCTGCTGTTTCGATCGTGACCACGAGGGTCGCGTCGCTGCCGGAGTCGGTCACGAGGGTCTGCGTGTTGACGACGACCCAGAAGTCCGTGCCGAGGCCCACGTCGATGCGGGTATTCGGCGAGAACTCGGCCGTGCTGCCGCCCTCGGCGCTGGTGAATAGGTCGTAGACGTTCGTCGAGATTGCGGTCGCCGTGACGGCCTGCGCATCCGAGAACTCGATTTGCTTGTCGAGATACATGGTCGTGTTCCTTGTGTGAGGAGGTGCCGCGCTCAGGTGAGCGCGGTCTCGGTTTCGAGGATGCGATCGACGGTGCAGATGCAGGTGCCGAGACAGGTCAGGTCGCCTTGCGTGAAACCCGCATCGACCGTGCCGTATTGCTGGAACCCGGACTGGATCGAGAGGACGTTCTGCGACTTGTCGAGCGCGCCGACGGCGAGCATTTCCTTCACGGTGCGGCTCGCGTAGAACACCGCCTTGCCCATGCCGCGGAAGGGGATGCGGGCCAGCGCCTTGACCATCAGGCGCGGGAGCCAGGTCGCCGCGGTGTTGGCCTGCGTTCCGCTCTGCGCGAGCATGTCGGTCATCGAGATGTTCGCGATGCGCACGACATAGCGCCAGTCTTTGACGTGGAGGCCGCACTTCCACTCCCAGCGATCCATATAGGCGCGGTAGCGATTGCCCGCCGGGTCGAACGCGTCGCCGAGGCCGAGGTCTTCGTGCTGCAGGCCAGCGGTCGAACCCTTCGGATAGATGCCGTGGATCGTGTTCTTTCCCCACACGACCAGCCAAACCGAGGTGCAGTTGCCAGAGCCTCCGGCCGAGATCACGTTCTTGGCGATCTCGGAGGTGCTGGTGTTGATCGTGTTGTAGCGCACGGCCAGGCCGTTGAACTGCTCTGGGTTGATCGAGGCGTCGCCGTAGATGAGCGCCTGCGCCATGCTCTGATTGATGCCTTCGACCACTGCCGTCGCTTCATCGAGGCGGAAGTCGGAGGTGTTGCCGTTCAGCTCGGCGACGGCCTTGTCCACTTCGCTGCGATCTTCGAGCAGTCCAACCGAATCCTCGACGGTCGCGCGCAGCGACTTGGATGGCGGGACGCCCTGGTACATCTTGCGCCAGATCGGCGTTGGCAGACCGGTGCGGATCGCGCCGCGATGGCCGGTGGCGAGATTGCCCTCGACCCACGGCATGTCGGTCAGGATTTCGTTGGTTTGCGACAGCAGTTCCGCGACCTGGGCAATCTTGCCCTCGGGATCGGTTGCCTTCGCGATATCCAGCAGCGTGACAGCGCCGGACTTGAGCGGGAGGGTAGCCATGACGTGTTACCTCGTGGTTATGTTTGGCTTGTGGGATGGTCGAACAGTTTCGCGGCTGGGGAAACCTTCGCGCCCGAGGCAGAGCCAGGAGCGAGCGTCTTGTCCTCCTGCAGCGCAAGCCCGACGCGATGACAGAACCGGAGCATCTCGGGGTGATTCCCGAGGCCGGTCTCGTTCAGCAGGGTGGTCAGTTCGGGCGATCCGAACGCCTTCAACCCAGTGATGGCGGTGCCCACGTTCTCGGTGAACTTGGCCCCGCCGATCTCCGCGTCGTTGCGCGCGTCCTCGCCCCACTTTGCAACCTGGTCAGCGAATTCCTTGCCATTCTCGGCCTGCATTTCGGCGTAAACGCTCACGAGTTTCTGAGCCTGGGTCTGATCCAGTTTCAGTTCTTGCGCGATCGGCGTGAACTTGCCGAGCGCGGCCTCGTCGAGCGTGATGCCTTCGGGCAGGTCGAACGCGGTGTATTCGATGGGCTTGCCGTCGGCATTGGTATCGGCCACCTTGTCGGAAGCCTTCCCATCACCCTCGACCTTGCCATCCCCTGCGGCCGCGTCTTGCGTTGTGGTGCCTTCGCCCTGTTTCCCCTCGGTCGTGAGCAGCGTATTGCCGCCTGCGCCCGTGGTGTCGACAGTCTGCGTGTCACCCGTTGTCGCTTCGGTGTTCCCCTGCGCGACTTCGTTCTCACCAGCCATGTCACTCTACCTCGTCATTGTGGGTTGTGGGTTGCTCTTTGCGCAAGCGGTCAGCCTCGCGGGCCTCGCGCTCCATTTCCTGATACTGCTCGAAGCAGTGGGCATGCACGTCGCCGAACAGGTTCAGACCGATCAAGCGCTTGCCGGCGTGCAGGTGAATCTCGGCGCTTGGTGTCCAGCCAAGCTGGAAGGTACCGCACTCGCCAAGCAAGCGCCACACGAAGCGGCGGCCAGCGGGCGAGGACATGACATCTACCAGGTCGGCGATGCGCTCGCGGTCGGATTCGATCTGCTCGGGGGTGCGTTGGTTGGTCATGCCGGAATCGCCCCCGCCACATTCCCGGCCATCTTCGACATGACCGAATCGTCAGGCGCAGGAGTACCGGCCATCTGCGTGACCGCGCCGGCCACGTCGGCCATCGGTTTCGCCATCGCCGCCATCTGCTCCATCTGCGCGCGCTGGGCCTCGCCCTCGCGCTTGGCCGCAACGTCGTCGTCAGAACGGATGATGCGCGGAGACACGCCAAGCATGTCGCCGGTCTCGTCAATGATCTGATCGAAGTCGATCTTGTCCATCGACGATGGGTTGACCGAGAACACCTGGCCGGCGCGCGCGAGGAAGTTGTCGAGGCCAGAGAGCGCGACTTGCTTCTGCGCCTGGGCAAGAACCGAGATGTATTCGGTCTTGAGCGTCTGCCCCTGCAGCGGCTCCGGCGCTGTGGCGATCAAGCCCTTGCGCAGCATGATGCCGAACATGCGGTCGATCAGGCGGTTCAGGAACTCGCTGTTCAAGCGTTCCAGCACCGGCCCGAGCATGAGCAGTTTTTCCTCGTGGCGCTCGTCGATCTCGCGCGCGGTGATCTGCCGGCGGTCGGAGTTGGCGAGCATGAGGAACAGGTCGGCGTACATGAAGCGATTCACGCGGTCGCGCAATTCCTGCTCGTCCTGCAGCAGCGGGCCAAGGACTGTCGCGTTCGGTTCGTGCGCAGGCGTGATGCCAGGCCTCGGGCCTGCGTTCTGCGAGTAATAGTTGACCCCGCCGGGGATCGAGGCCACTCCCGCGTTGCGCATCTCGACCGGCACATTCAGCGGTGGGTCGACCATCTTGTCGATCGCCAGCGCTTTGCGGCGCTCCTGAATCTGCAACGCCTTGGCGTCGCCGAGCGCGTTCATGGCCGGCGAGGTGCCGTAGGAGTCGCCGCCAAGCACAGACCAGCGTGCGGCGAGGATCGGGTTCTCGCGATAGCCTTTCTCGCGCAAGATCAGGTCGGTGCGTGCCGCCCTCTCGTAGTAGATCGAGCGATACGGCATGCCGCGCTTGTCGGCCTTGGTCTTGTCCTGATCCTCGTTCGGCTCGATCGCATGGACAATATCGATCCAGGCCTCAAGGTTGCCGGACTGGTATTGATTCTGCACGGCAGTCGAGCAGTTCTCGAACTTGAACTCTTGCACCACCTGCCGCACGGTCATCTTGAATTCGCGATACAGCGTGTCGACGCGGCCCTTTGAGTCGAGCCCGAAGTAGTACTCGCCAGCGGTTAGTGTGCGGAACACAACGACGTTATCGCCATCCTCGTCGGCCAACATGACGGCCGAGCCGAACGTGCCAATCTCGTCGTAGAACGCATGCGCGGACTCGTAGAAATTCGAGCGTGCCAGCACGTCAAGCATGTCGCGGTCGATGTCGGAGAGCCAGGTCTTAACGTCCTGCTGTTCGCGCAGCACCGGGTCAGCGATCGTGTTGCGGAACCATGGGCGAGCCGGCGAGGTGATGCCCGCCATCATGCCGGCGCTCAGGGTCTCTCGCGCACTGATCGGCGTGCCGTCGATGATCTTGGTGTGGCGCTTGTCGCCCTTGTTGTATTGGTCTGACGTGCCTCCGAGCGTCAGGCGGCCACGGCGCGGCATGAAGAACTCGGCAAGCTCGCGCCAATGCGAAATCCAGCCATTTCCGTCGCGCTCGTTGCGCAGTTGCGCAAGGCGGCGCTCGCACCGCTTGCGGCGCGACTCGGTTGGCATAGTGATTGCACCGTCGGCCATGTTCATTTCATCCCAGCAACGTCGAGCCGTTCGAGTAGCCCTTGCGGGAGGTGATCGGCTTCTCGCCCGTACCCGAGCCGCCGAGGTACGTCGGCGCAGCCATCGCGGCGTTGTAGTCGGCCCACGACTTCTCATAGTCGGCCTGTTCCTGGTGCCCCTTGCGCATCGCGCCCGTCGGATCGCCAACGGCTGTTTTCGTGATGCCAGCCGGGTCGGCCCATTTGTATCGGTATGTCAGGCCGAGCGGGTCTGCGATTTGCGATGCGCTGCACATGGTCAGGCAATCTCGTCGAAGGTCAGGCGGTGGCCGTTGATCCGCATGCCGTATTTCAGGGCTAGGATCGCGCGGCAGAACGAATACAGCGGCGTGCGGCGGAGCATGTCGCGCGTGATGATCTGCACTACGGGCTCGCTCGACTGATCTTCACCGTCGTGGTCGTCGTTGCTGGTGGACAGGTCGAACACAGTCAGGCTCCGTAGATCGCGGGACGGATGGCGAGGAACAGGGCGCGGCTGGCCATTTTCATGATCCGAGTAAAGTCTTGCTCTGCCCAGTCGCCGGAGCCACGGAGCCGGCCAGCATCGTCGATGCACGACCACCACGGCCAGCGGCGCGGCGGCGCTCACGGTCGCGTGCGTCGATGATCTGCTGATCGACCTGCGGCGCTTGCGGCGGCGGAGGAGGGTTCACGACCGGCGGCGGCTTCGGTTTGCTGGTGCACATGTCGGTTCACGTCCGAGCCTAGATGCGCGCAGCGTGTCACCAGCGCGTGAATTCCGCAACGTCTTGACAGGATTCAGCCGCTCGACGCCAGCCAGCGGGCTTGCGAGTCGTAGTCTGCGCATGACTGGTTCCGGCTCCTGCCATCATTGAACCCTGGGATGGTCGCCGCCTTGCGCATGACCGGATAGGCGAACGTGAGCGCCAGCGCATCGGCCAGGTCAGGCGAGCGGCCGAGGCGTTTCTTGACCTCCTCCTTTGGCTCGACGATCAGTTTGTCGCCACGGAACGAGTATTGCGGAGTGGTCAGCTCGGCGATCAGTTCGGGAATGCGCGGGATCGCGCCGCCCTTCTTGATCCACTCCGCCATGAGGAAAATCATCTCGCTGCGTTTGTTGAAATACCGGGAATCGCTAGCCTTGCCGGCGAAGTGAATGCCGATAGGACCATGCCCGAGGCTCTGCAGTTGGTCGATCCATCCGCCACCGAATCCTCCGGTGTTGTCGATGAACTCTGCGTCTGTGTCCCAATCCGTGATCTTGCGAGCAACCGCGCCAGCGCCCTCGATGGTCATCACCTTGCGCATGACGATAGGCGGAAATGCGGCGATACCTTGCCGAGGGAATATCACCGACTTGTCATCCCCCTCGCGCGCCACGTCAACGCCCAGGATGCGCGCCGCGTGCTCGTAGTCGCTCGGCGAGTAGTGCCGATTCATTGCCGCCTCAACGTCCTCGATGCCAAGCAGCGAACGGAAGCCGGCAGGCGGGAACAGGCCGAGGATCGTCGCCATCACCCACGGATCATCTCGCCCGTTCTCGGCGATCATCTCGCGCGCATGCTCGATCGACACGCGCGGCGTGCGCTTGGGGTCGTCCGGGTCTGCGGTGATGGTGATGACGTTCCACGAGGCAGCTCCTTTGACGCAGGAATCGTAGAGCAGGCCGTCGATAGCGGTCGGGTTGCCGGCCTGCACGATCGCCGCGTCGGTCGGGTTGCCGGTGAAAATCTGCTGCGCGGTCTTGCCGATCGCGATGGGCATCTCGCCCGTCTCGTCGAGCAAGATGAACGGGTACTTCGAGTGCAGGCCGGATAGTGCGCGGCCGATCGCCTCAGCGTTCGCATCCTTCGCGAACGAGCGCGCGGACAGGAACCAGGTCTCGGGGTGGTCGTTCGCGTAAATCTTCTCGGCCGTCCAGGTGAAGGCGTTGGATAGGAAGCGCGAGCGCGATTGCCACTTCGACAACTCAGCCCATAGATTGTCTTTCAGATTCGAGGCCGTGATCGACAGCGCAGCGCCCTTGGGATGCTCGCCCTTCGCCGCGAAGCACGCGAGCCGGTGCCAGCCAATCCACGCCAGCGCAGCCGACTTCCCTGGCCCTGTGCAGGCCTTCATGCACAGCTTGCGCGCCGGGTTCGGATCGCCGCCGAGAACAGCGAGCGCGTCAAGCTGCCACGCATCAGGCTCGACCATGAAGTTTTCGCGCACGAACGCCACGGGGTCGGAGCGCCAGCGGCGGATGGTGTCCTGGGCTTTCGCGACCTCGGCGCTGCTCACTCAGGCGTCGACTCAGCCGCGCCAGTGACCAGGCTTTCGAGCGTCATCTTGCCCGTATGCTCGTGCTGCGTGCGGTCGCCGTACTTTTTCGGCTTGAGCTTCGAGGCGACCCACTTGCGGGCGTCGACGCGGAGGCGGTTGCGGGCCACGGCGGCGGAGTCGAACACAACCTCGGTGTTTCCCTCGCCATCGTCGTCTCTGGTCGCATGCTTGTCGGCCCGAACCGTGGTGCATTCCTCGTCGGCGATCTCGATGATCTCGTCGGCGTAGACATCGGCTGATTCTTCCTTCGCGCGAGCGTACTGCTCCCGAAATGGCTCGCTCTCCCTCAGCCAGCGCATCACGGTGGACATCCCAGGCATGCCGTCGAGGGTCAGCGCATAGCGGAGCGAGCGCCCCTCGGCAAGCTCTGCGCAAATCGAATCCGCAAGCTCCTGCGTGAAGGTGGTGGGTCTGCCGGTCATGCAATCAGCCTAGCCACCGGCTGCAGCTGGCGCAACATCTTGACAGAATCACGAGACCCGGATGCAGCACGGGCCACCGTCGATCTTGCGGATCACGAACCTCTCTTGACGAGTGGGTAGGGGCTGGGTGGGCCTCGTCCCGTTCGTTTTCCATAGGCGCGCGAGTGCGTATGCGCCCGCGCGTAACGGGGGAATGGGAAATCCCCCACCCAGACCCTACCCGTCCTGTAAGTTGTTGATTTATAACGGCCATTCGCTATCGAGATTTTCCGTATGGTTTGCGTTGCTGCCTCGGCCCTTCCTGATCTTGACGCCCCGCACGAACGCGATGCCCTTGGTCATGCCGGCCTCGAAACCCCTTGACTCCATCGCCGCGATCCACCGCTTTTGCGGCAACACATACTCACCCGCATCCTCTGCCCAGCCCTTGAACGACTTGTAAAGCTCGCTGCGCCTGGTGCCGGCAGACTTGTCAGACAGATCGCACGCCTCCTCGATCCAGATGCCGAGAACGTCCTGCTGCTCCATGTAGTCTGCCGTAGCCGCGATCACGCTGGCGGGTGCCTGCAGACCGCCACGCTGCCACGCAAGGCAGCCCTCTACGGCCCATTGCAGGATGCCCCCGGCCTCGGCCCGCAGTTTCGCAGGCAGGTCGGCGTCGCGCTGCTCAGGAGGAATCGTGACCATGAACGGGATCATGTGGAGCCGGCGCTTGATCGCCTCGTCGACGTTGCGCAACCCCGGCTTGTGATTCCCGGTCATCACCAATTTGAATTGCGGCGTGAACTCAAAGTCGTCTTGCCGCATGAACCGGGCCGTCACCGGGTCGCCGCCGGTCAAGGCCTTGATTTTGGCCTCGGCCCACCGCTTGCCTTCCTCGGTCTCCTGCGCCGTGACCAGGCGAGCGCCCATGAGCCGCGCCAGTTCGGTGGTATGGGCCTCGTGCTTGCGCTCGGTGAACATCTCGGCCGGCGCTGCTTTGGCGTAGTCGCCCATGATCCATTGGAGCGTGTTCAGGAACGTGCCTTTGCCGTTGCCCCCGGTGCCGTAGACGAAGAACATCGCGTGGTCGCGGGTCTCGCCGGTCAACGCATAGCCGGCCATGCGCTGCAGGAAGCCGATCAGTTCGGCGTCTCCGGCCGTGGCCGCGTCCAGGAACTTGTGCCAGGTCGGGCAGGCACCCCCGGCCGCGACGTGCGTGATCTTGGTCATGTACGCCGTGCGGTCGCCAGCGCGCAGCGAGCCGGTTCGCAGGTCGATCACCCCGGCCGGCGTGTTCAGGAGCCAAGGATCGGCATCCCACTGCGCAATGGTGGCGGCGTGGCGGCGGTCGGCTTTGGCGAGTCGTTCGATTGATGCGACGGTGTTGGCTTGGCCGTATTTGCTGGCGACTGTCTGCTGCTGGCGAGGGGTCAACTCTTGGTCGCCGCGCACGTAGGACGCCACCGACCGGCAGACCTTGCGGCTCAGGTCGAACACTTCGAGCGTGTCCTCGTGGTGCCACCGTTGGTCGCGCCACCGCATCCAGCGGCCCCAAGGTGCGACATAGCGCAGGTCGTCAGCGAACAGCTGCGAGAACCGCAGCGCTACGTTGTCCTCCGAATACATCTCGGGGAGCCCGTCCTCCTCGGGGTCGGCGGCGGTGTCTAGGCTGGCGTCGATCTTGACGGGCGGCGGCGCGTGTATCTCGGCGATCGTGGCGCGGGCAAGCTCGGCGACCGAGACCAGTTCGGCGACAGGCTCGACTGGCCCCGGACTATTGACAGGCTCGCCATCGGGTTCTGGCCCGGCCGGCGGCACCCATGCGAATACGCGAGGCCGCACCCACTCAATCACCCGCCCCCGATCCCAGCCATCGGCGACCGCATCGGCGATGTCCCAGCCCTTCGGTTGCCCGGCCGGATCGACGACACGCACCTCGCTGGCATGCCCGTGGAGCGCCTGCGCGAGCGTCTGACATGCATTCCAGCCCGAGGGGTCGGCATCCGGCCAGAGTGTTACCTTGCGGCCCGCAAGCGGCCGGAGATCGGCCTTGCTGACGTTTCCATCTCCGCCGGCCCATGTCATCGAAACGAAACCTGGTAGCAACTCTGCCGCGGCCGCCCGGCACTTCTCGCCAGACACGATCAGGACATGCGCAGCAGGCCGAGCCGCCAAGTCGTCAAGCCCCTGCAGCGGCCTCGGGTTCGGGAACTTACCTGAGACCCATGCGCGGCGGCCGTCGCGATGCTGCGCGAACACGACCGTCGGCGTCAGCTTCTCGCCGTCGATCTCTAGCCGGACAACGTAGCCGAGAACCCGGCGGTCGGCGTCGAGGTAGTCGTCACACCGGGCAAGGATGCGTTGCCAGTTCCGCACCTTCCCGGCGCGCGGGTTGTAGGTATGCGCGGGATCATAGGCAGGTGCATCTTTCGGGGCCGGGATGATCGGCGTCCAGTCGTCGGCCTCGTCCGTAGGCAGTACAGGTGGCGCGGGCCTGGTGTCGGGAAGCTGGTCGCCGGACAGGCGGCGCGCGGCCTCGGCGGTGTCGCAGCCATCGAACTCGGCCACGAAGTCGATGACATCGCCGGCCCAGCCGCAGGCGTTGCAGAACGCTTTTCCTTTTGAGGGAACGACCGCGAATGACGGATGCGAGTCGTTGTGGAACGGGCAGCGCGCGAGCAATTCGCCGCCGCGCTGTCTCAGGTCGAGGTAGCGGCCGATGGTCTCGGCGATGGGATGCACGGCGCGGATGCCGGCGAAGTCGATGCCGCGGGCCTGGCCGGTCATGCGGTCGGCTCTGTGCGCGGGATATGACGCCAAGTGTGGCAATTAAAAAACCTGTCGATGACAGGCTGCGGAAAAGAATTCATAAATATCCCCCACGAAGGAATGAAAAGGTGCCGGTTAGCCGCGTTCGTGGCGTGGCGGAGGTAGCTAACCCCATGTCCCGGCGAGGACGATGATGCGACGCAGTTGCGCGGAAAGCAACAGCTAGCTGCGCGAACGAGGAGCCGGCGGGCGAATGCCCTTGTTCTTAAATTTCTGGCAATCTATCCGAATCAGCGGTACCGACGCTGGTCGATACGGGCTTGTGCTCAATCGGCTTCAAATCAGCCTGCGCGAGAACCACCTCCCGCAACAACGCGCGAGCATCGTAATCCGCTTCACCATGCAAATACTCGCGAATCTTGCCGGCAAGCTCGGCGGAAATAACGTGGAAATCACTCACCTGGGATTCTCCTCGATTCGATACACAGGAGTCTTGGTCGCCTTGCCTCTCTTGACGTACCGCATATGCGACGCCCTCGCGACGGCTCCGGTGCAGTTCGGACCGCGATGCCACGGCGACTTACTTCGGCCCTGCTTGCCGCTTGCCGACTTTTGCGGATCGACGGGAAGCGTCACAGCCAGAGCGCCCGAATCAGGATCGCCACGAGAACGACGCAGGCGATCCACGCGCCAGCATTCGACCGCTTGCGCCGCCGTCACCGCTGCAATATGTGCCGCGACCAGGTGCGGGCTTAGACCGCCGAGAAGGTTCATGGTTTTGATCCCGTTGCTTTTGCGATGGCGGCAGTGTCGTCGCCCCGCTGTTGTTCCACAATGGCGTTCCGCGCATCTGCAGCCACCGACACGCCGTGCTTGTAGGCGTTATGCTCAATTGATCCCAGTGGATAGGCGGCATATGTTCCTGCCTTGCCTTGCTCGTATGCCCTGCAGATGTCAATGACCAGCCCTCCCTGAGATTTGCGGGCGGCAGTCCATGCGAAGAATGCAACATTCCGGTGTGTCTGCCCGTATCTGGGCTGGTGTGCGTCGAACCACGCGTCAAAGCTGTGCATTTGGGTCTCCTAGTTGTGCGGTTTAGCAATTCGTCCAAGCGGATGTCGCTACGCAGTCCGGCTCAATTCCAACGTTATGCCCCGCAAGCGGGGTGCTACTCGGGGTTTGCAATGGATACGCACCCGGAAATGGGGTCTACTTGTTGTTAG